CCATTTTAGAAAATTGTAAAAATGACTGAAGAAGTTTACACTCCCGGCACTAAGGTTTGGGTTAACAGTATGGAGCGAGCAGGCATGATTGTTCGTGTTGAGCGCGATCCTCGTTATGGAGCGCAGTATCTAGTTTCTGTTCACGATCCCGAGACTATTGAAGATACTTATCCATATGTTCAGCATTGGGTCAAGACTAGTGATTTTGAAATTACCGCACAGCCCAATCGAAAGAACAAGTAATTATGTCTATCTACAATCCTGACGATTTTTACGAAAACTATTATCTTGCAAGTTCGCTAGATCCTGATGAGGATAACTACGACGACGATCAGCATCAAGAGCACGAAGGCGACGAGGATGAGTATGGTTCAACACATAATTCCGATGAGCCCGATTCGGATTATGCAGAGCAAATGGATGAAATTGAAGAAGAAGATCCAAATTTCTACTTCGATGATGAAGACGACGGCTCCGCTCCCGACAGGGACGATGATTAAAAACTTACGGGTGTGATTCTTGCCACATTAGCCTTGCTCACGCAAGGCTTTTGTGTTATATTGGAGAAAGCATGATACGCAATATCGGATACGCCTGTGTAAATCTAACGATGAATCAAGGCTTGAAAAAGAAAGATCAGATCACCACAAGCAGAACCTTGCGGATGTCCAACTTTAGTTTGGAACGCTGTGGCGATCTGGCAGCAAAGAATGCTGCCGATCTTGTCAAGATCATGCAATGGAATGCCGATAACAATATCAAGATGTTTCGTGTCAGCAGCGAAATGTTTCCGTTCATGGATCATATGACTATTGGCTATGCTTTGCGGCATCTGCGAGAAGATCATCAGGAAAGTATCACAAGAAATTTCACAGAAGCAGGCAGAATTGCTAAAGCCGCAGGCATTCGTCTATCGTGTCATCCTGGCCCATACACTTGTTTGGCTAGTCCTAACCTTGAAATTGTCAGGAAGTCTATCGTTTCACTTGAGATGCACTCTCTGATTGGCGATCTGTTGGGATACGGTGACGAGTTTGCTATAAACATTCATATGGGTGGTGTGTATGAAGGCAAGCATGAAACCGCAGAAAGGTTTCTAGCAAACTTTTCTAAATTGCCCGATCATACTAAAAAACGATTGACCTTAGAGAACGACGACAAGGCTTCCATGTGGAGTATGACCGATCTACTGAAGCAGGTTGCAAAGTATTGCACCGTGAAACTAGTATTGGATATTCATCACCACAGATTTTGTGCTAAAGAGTCTTTGCAAGAAGCGGCTGATATGGCGTTTTCCACATGGGGTGGGTTTTGTGAAATTCCAAAGATTCACTATTCGGAATCTGCGGAAGGCAAGCGACCTCAAGCACACTCCGACTACATTAAACAACGCATACCAGACTTGGGCAATACGCCCTATGATGTAATGATTGAAGCCAAAGCAAAAGATCTTGCATTGTTTGAATATCGTAGTATAATAGGACAAGTGTTATAAATAGGATACCGAATGCCTCTATACGATTATAAATGCAACGCATGCGAGCATGTGTGGGACGATTTTCAAACCATTGCAAATCGAAACAAGCCTACCAAGAAGCCTTGCCCGAAGTGCGGAAAGAAGAAAGTTATCAAACTAGATGCAGCGATTCAAGTGATTGATCCTGTGCGTCTAGGTATCACAAGACCTGACGGTGGTTTCAAGGATGTTATTTCAAAAATAAAGAAAGCGCATCCTAGAAACACCATGAGAGATTATTGAAATGGAAGCAAAACTAAAATCAATTGAAATTCCAGGAATGGGCAGATTCTATCAGTCTGCAAAAACAGGAAACTGGTATCCATCTGTTACGACTGTTACAGGTTGGGCAAAGCGAGACTTTTGGGCAAAGTGGAGACAGAAGCCTGAAAATCAAAAAGTTTCTGAACAGGCTACTAGTCGTGGCACGACGGTTCATCGCATGGTGGAAGAACACCTGAACGGAATTGAATACAAAACCGAAGATTCAACGGCTCAAATGTTGTTCAACCAACTTGTTCCAAATTTGAATAAAATCAGCAGTTGGCGAGCACAGGAAATGCAGTTATGTTCAGATACACTTCGTATGGCAGGCAGATTTGACTGCATAGGTGTTTACGATGGAGTGCTTTCTGTGATTGACTTCAAGACCGCCCGCACCGCTCGTAAAGAAGAGTGGATAGGTAACTACTTTGAACAAACTGCCGCATACTCGTATATGTGGCTAGAGAATTTTGGTGAAAGAATTCCGCAGGTTGTCATTCTTGTTACGGCGGAAGACGGTGTAACACAAGTTTTCAAAAAGAATCCTGATGACTACAAAACCAAACTAGGTGAAGCCATTAAGGGATATTGGGCAGACAACAATTTCTCAGAATTACAGAGGAAAATCAATGAAGTGGTTAACACAACTATTCAAGCGTAAAGAAGAGCCAGTAGATATCGCAAAGATCAAAGAGTCTATCTTGGAAAAGTTGGGCGAAGGTAAGCACATTGTTCACATCATGTATAAAGATCGTGAGTTGACTCTGTTCCTTACAGAAGAAGAGTTCAACAATGCTCTCATTCGTGGCGAACAATTAACTGTGGTTCCACGCGAAGAAGAGATAGGTGAAGAATAATGGGGTCGATACTCAATCTACAAAACGATTTCTGTCGTCAAATAGAAGAATTGTATAGAAGTCGTAAAGATACTACCTACATGGAAGTGATTGTTGACTTGTGCGAAAAGCATGGGATTGAGCCTGAAGCAGTGGCTAAACTCCTAACCAAGCCCATAAAAGAGCGGCTTCGTGTGGAAGGACAGAAAGCCAACATGCTTAAGAAGAGTTCTAAACTATTTTAAATGCGACCGTTTGAAGCCTATCAAACTTTCATAACTCTCAAAGCACACTTTAAAAACAGCGGGTTTGACTATCATAAGTTCGGCAAGGTTAAAGTTGCCCCTGAAACTTTTGAACGACGCAAAGATCGCTATTACTTTGAGAAGTTAGCCAAGCGTTACTCCCGAGATGAAATCGTGGAGTTCTTCTTGTCACAAATTCTAGCCAATAAAACTTGGGTTGGTGACATGCTTGGAGAAGATGCAGAAGCCGAACATCTGTCTAGACTACGCAGGGTTCAGGCTTTACAGTATCAGGTTAAAACTGAAATGAATACACTTTGGGAACGCTGCAAAGAAGACCCGGAGTGTTTCAATCGTTTGTTTACACATCAAGAAGGCACACATCCTGATATATTTCGTGCTGTAATGGAGAAGCGAATTTCTCCTGAAACTTTTTTAGTTTTGGACAGCATACTTGGATTTACAAAACGCTGGCGTATGGACGGCGACCCTATATGGGAAGAGGTTGGTATACCAATTTTGCGGTATGCTCCATTCCTCCACCTAGATACTAGGCGTGATGACTTGAAGAGAATCATATCGGAAATCATCACAAATAAGTTGCATACAAAGAATACTTAGTATACAATACCATACTCACTAACACACTTTAATACTCCGTAATACGAAAGGATACTACAATGGCTGGATTTTCAGATTTAAAGAAGATGAGCAAGAACTCTGTCTCGGCTCTCGCCAAGGAATTGGAAAAGACGACAGAAACCAAATCATACAAGGATGACCGCTTCTGGAGCCCAGAGCGTGGTAAGGACGGAAACGGTTATGCCGTGCTTCGGTTCCTGCCTGCCTGCGAGGGCGAAGAAGTTCCGTGGGCACGAGTTTTCTCGCACGGCTTCCAAGGCAAGGGCGGTTGGTATATTGAAAACTGCCCAACCACTTTGGGTAAGAAGTGTCCTGTATGCGAAGCCAACAACGAGTTGTGGAACAGCGGGATTGAAGCCGACAAGGAAATTGCTCGTGCTCGTAAGCGCAAACTGTCTTACATCTCAAACATCATGGTTGTCAGCGATCCTGCGAACCGTGAGAACGAGGGCAAGGTGTTCCTGTTCCGCTACGGCAAGAAGATTTTTGATAAGATCACCGACTCCATGCAGCCGAAGTTCCCCGGCGAAGAGCCAATCAATCCGTTCGATTTTTGGAACGGCAGAAACTTCAAGATGAAGATTCAGACTGTTGGTGGCTTTGCTAACTATGACAAGAGCGAATTTGATAACAAGAGTCCGCTACTTGACGGCAAGGATGAACTTCTTGAGAAGGTGTGGAAGTCACAGTATGCTCTTGCCGAGTTTACTGGTGCAGACAAGTTCAAGTCTTACGAGGAATTGAAGGAGCGTCTTGAGACTGTTCTCACGACTGAAATCAAGTCTTCCAAGAAGGCTGAAGATGAAGAACCCATCCGTGAGAGTTTGAGCGAGAAGTTCCGTAAGAAGGAAACTGCCGCTGCAAAGAAGCCTGTTGTTGAAGAGGACGATGGCGGCGAAGAGGATACGCTTTCCTACTTCCGCAAGTTGGCTGAAGAGGATTGATTACCCTGGTGGTCGATAGGAAATTTGGAGTGCTACTTTGGTAGGATCCATGTGACCTGACGACACCATTGGAATAAATCCGCCTCCACCCGAGCCGGAGGTATTGTTCGTGACTACATTGTTCACAACAGTATCTCCGGCTTTTCCTTTAAAGCCAAGAGCCGCATTCATCATTTCTTGCTGACTCATTTGAGCAAGTTGTGGTGATGCTGCATACTGCATCTGCTGATTACTTATCGGTGTGGTTGCATACTCAAGGCCTTCTAATCCCTTCTGTCTAATTTTCATACCAAGCGGACTGTTTGCCAATGCTTCAGTTTGCTGTTTAACCGCTTCGGTATGCTCTTTCATCACATCAACTAGACTTTTAATAGATTCTGAAGCGGCTCCTCCCATTTCTTTACCTTTTCCTACCGCATCAGAAACGCCCTCAGTTACCGAGGTGCTTAACGAATTAAACCAATCTTTCTTTTCCGTATCTGACATTAGTGTTTCTGTTGGAGGCTTTTCCGCAGTTGGTGCTGGAGTTGGAGCGGTTTTGGCTTTAGATGTCTCAAACGGATTTTCCATTTTTCCAAAAACCTTACCAACAGTTTTGTTGTATAGATCAATAGCAAAACCAACAATACCTTTTATAACACTTTCAAGATTGTCTAACAGATAGTTAAACATACCAGAAATGCCGTCTATCACAGGGCCTATAGTGTGATCGTAAAGCCACAATGCTCCTTCTAGTAGTTTGCCCAAAACAAATCCTAAAACTTTGAATGCTGCTTTTATTAGAGGTATTATTGTATAACTCAATACAAGAAACAATATTCTCAACGATTTAATTACAGGATTTATCAGTTTAAAAGCACTATCCATCAAGGTTACTAGAACTTTTGTTATGGTTGCCATTATAGGTTCAACAAAATCTTTGTATACTGAAGAAATAACACCAAAAATGACTTCACCAACATCGAGAATCAAATCAAATAGCGGTTCAAACCATCGGTAAATTCTTTCAAAGTTTAGTGTCATAGCCGCAGCGATACCACCAACTGGCCCACCAAAAATAGTTGCTAGGGCTTGTGCGGTAATTTGTGTTATAAGAGCCAACGCTCCTTTTATCGCTGTTCGTAAATCTCCAGAAGTTAATTTTGACCACAAGGCAGGCAATCCCTCGAAAATACTCATCACAGTTGCAATAGGGCCAGCAATTCCTGCTAGAGTTTTTCCTATCTGAAATCCAAACTTAATCATTCGGAATATTCCCAAGGTTGCACCATCAACCGCAACGACAAGTCTGCCTGTTCCCGACTTAAAGAATGTGGTGATGGGTTCAAATACTTTACTGAAAAAACCGGCTATAGAATTTGTTACCGACAAAACTCTTGAGCCTATATTTCCTAGAATTTTACCTGTTTGACCAATGAATTTAAACAGTCCGGAAAATATTGTGCCGATTCGAGACTGTGTTATTTTCTGCAATCCTGTATCAAACAAATACTTTATGAATGCGGGAACCATCTCAAATCGTTTTGCAAACTCGGTGTCTGCAAAAATGTTAAGAATATTACTTAGTCTAAATTTAAATCTTTTAGCAAATTCAGATATAGATCTGTATACCTCGGGCAAATCGTGGAATATCGTTCTTTCTATTCCAATTTTAAATGCTTTGAGTTGTATTCCAATATCTTGTATACCCACAATAAAGTTTTTGATTGGGGCTAGAGTTAAAAGATTGCCTAAAGCACGAAGTTTCAGGTATTGAGCAACCAACACGCCACCAAACAAACCTAAAGCAAACATCAGAGGCAGAACTACAAACTTCACCAAGCCCATAATGATTGGGCCAAATGGCCCTAAAAGATCAGATATTATCTTTATTAGAGAACGATGCTTAGTATTTTGAATCAGTTTGTCCATATCTTTGGAAACACTCTTAAACCCGTGTTCCAAAATAGGCTTTGATGGATCAAACTGATTTGAAGCAACCAGTTTTCTTACATTCTCTTGCTCTTGAATGTTGGCTTCTCGATTTAGTTTTATGATGTCTCTATTTTGTTCATAGAATTCTAAATCTCTACGCTTCTCATCCACAGAAAGTTTAAGCGACTGTTTTGCTAGTTCTTCAAGTTCAGGATCTGAAACTTTTGCTAGGTCTGTAGAGGATGCTTTTAGTATTTTCTTGATTTCTTCTAATACAATACCGTTGTATTCCGAGGCTTCAAGATTAGCCAAATCCACCTTTTGTTGTTCTAAGAATCCTTCATACCAACTATCAAAATCAAGAGACTGCCCTTGCGACGATTTCATAAACTCCAAGTTACTCTTTTGATACTGAGAAATTACCGCAGTTAATTTGTCAAAGGTTTGTATTCTTTCCTTTTGACCGATACTTGCAAGCGAGCGAACAGGCTCTCCTTTAGCCATGCTGTCCTGCATGCTCTTAAGAATTTGAGTGAGAGTTTCAATTTTTTCTCGGAGTTTGTTAGTAACCAGTTTTTCGTCGTTTGACAAGGTTCTGGCTTCGCCAGTTAGTTCGGCATACTGTTTTTGCAGTTCTTCAATTGTTTCTGTCAGAGACTTTATAGTTTGTGCTTGCAACAACTGAGCCTGTTTCAGTTCAGCATTCAAAGCAGCATTATTCACACGAGGATCTTCTGGTGCTCCCCCTGGTGTTGCATTAGGCCCTACATTAAATCCTTGTTCTGCCATTTATCCCCTATTACCTTTGAAATTGTGCCGGATCATATTGATTTCCGTTCATTTCTTTGTGTTTCTCATTCTCCTCTTTAACATGTTGAACAAGCATATCAATGTAAAGTCTTCTTTCCCAAGGCATCAGATTTTCAAGATCAGCCAACGAATACTTATGATGCTGCATCATGGCGAAATTGCTCTGATACCAATTTGCCAGAGTATCATGCATCATGCTTATTGAAAAAAACTCTGTGCCCCCCTTAGAGTTATATCAGTTTCTTTCGAGCATTTTGAACACTTCGTCTTCAGTTCTTTTTGTAAACTTGGCATGTTCTCAAAGAAGCCCATAATTTTCTTTAGGCCCACTTGTGAAAGTTCATCCATAAATGCCGCAACCTCTTCTTTGGTAAAATCAGAGGTGTTGTATGTTTGTTTGTCGTCGTAAATTTTGTCGATGCAACTAGCCACAAATCCCATAACATCTTCTGAGTTTTGGCTTTTCTGTATTTCAGACAATCGAATCATGTCTTCGTAATTTGGATATCGCATCAAAACTCCAACACTCTCCGACAGTTTTATTCGATTGGTAAACTTTGGATCAAACTTAACCTCGACATCATTAAGATTTACTGAGGTTGGACAACTTTCACCACAGCCCGAACACTTGATGCCAACCTCAACGCTTTCGCCAACAGACTTTGAGCGAAGTTTAAGAAACAAATATTCAATATCAAATGAAGCGAGAGAATCTATTGCAACCTTACCGAAGGTGCAACTTTCAATTACTTGTTTCATTGCTCGAACTTGCTCTCGCTCATCCTTTGTTTCGCTGGCTAGCAGCAAAATTTTTTCTTCTTTAACTAAGAATGGACGATATTCGATTTTTTGTCCTGTGGATGGAATAGTTAATTCATATTTTGGTGTCGCTAGTGTGGGTAAACCCATGATAATCTCCTTGATTCAATCGCTACTTTTTATTTATATACCTTGGAATAGGGCGGCTATATTGATGCCTGAGGTCAATATGTTATTGATAAACGGATTAGCGTCGAGTTCAGGCGGCGTGATTGATGGATCTTTGGACGGTAATTCTGGATTGAGGAAATCGAATGGCCCTGGTTTTCTCTTTGCTCGTAGTGGATCTGTCGCAAGATACTTTTCTTTAAGTTCTTGAATTTCTGCTTTAGTGTATTCTTTCTTGATTCCGTCCTTCAAAGCACTTTCGTCCACATGTCGAGTATTGTCTGCTAGATTCATGGTAGAATCCCAAGCGGCATGTAGAGCATACTTCAACTCGTCTCCAAAATCTCGATATGGAGTGAGTTTTCTGTAACCGAATGTAATATTAGAAACTAGAACTATGTTGGTTGATGCGTTTTGAACCGCATTTATCCCAACAGTTCGGGGATACACTTCATCAAGTCTAACCCCATATAATTGATTGTTGTTTAGTTTAGTCAACATGTCTTCAAAATTTCTAACATTGTTGGGCAGGAGTATTACGGTCAACGAGCAGTTTTTGGCGTAGTCATTATAATACGAAGCGTAATTGTAAATTGGATCAACAATAGATCTCTGCCAATTTCGGAAGAACAGATATTCGTATAGGTCTACACCGCAATTGAATTGAAACTGCGCGTTGTTGTCACCATATGAAAATGCTTGAGGTATAACTCTCTTAGGGCCTGCAATGAACTGTTCGGTAGAGGCAAATCCAACATCAGGAATTTGTGCTTGAAGACAATTTAAAGATAAGCGGGATGCAAAGGTCATATCATACGGAAACATGCCTGCTGATGCTGGCGGATTCTCAAGCAATACACAGTAACGATTGGCTCTCATGTAACCCATCGTTCTTCCGAATGTAACAAGTTGCTCTACAAACGACGGGCCTCTGTTTGTTGGTGTTACTCCCCCCTCTCGGGAAACAGAGGATGCCAACAAGTCTTGAAAACTAGGGAAATTAAAATTGTTTAAAGCACTCATCTAGGTTTGTTCCTTTATAATTGAGATGCCCATCTAAAAACTTCTTCTCTTGTGGCTTTTACAAATCTATCTAGGGGAAGAAATGGAACCACTTTCCAATCCTTAGGCTGAACCATAACCGCTTGACTTAAAAACTGTCGGAAGTAGTATCGCTTTATTGCTCCCTTAATATGCTTTGCCATGCTTGCCGTTCTTTGCATGTTGGTATAGTCTAGTAGCAGTCTAGCGATATCCGTTTCATACCAGTTGGAACGATCTGCCGAGTCTATAAGAAAGTTTAAAAATACTGCTCGATTGTAGAATCTTAGATAGTGCAGGTTTAATCCTATGAACCCGCCAGGTGCTTTTTGCATTGCTATGGCTACAGGAAACATGTCATAAAACGGGAGTTTTGATTTGGTTAACGGGTTGTATGAAAAGAAATACATGTTTCCAGGTCGTATGGAATATGGGGATTCTCCCTCGGAAAGTATATTTGGTCGGTTGATTGGGCCAATTTGAGTTAAATGATCGCTCAACCAATGGGTAGCGGCTCTTGAAGCCATATCAATGTCTTCAAACTGAAACTTACGCAGTATTGCTCTTACCTCTTCTTGACTCATGCGGTTTTGGGCCCAAATATTTCGTTTTCTGTAAGCACTTTAAACTTCCACCCACGAGATTCACAAAATCGTTCAGCGGCTTCCCACTTACTAGTGTTTATCATCCACTCTCTAACCTCGTTTAGTCTGCCTTGAGTCATCTTTTTGCCTTGAAGTTCGGGCTTAACTGTTCTCTTTTTTGGTTTGATTTCTATCAAAAAGCACTCTTCCTTGCCGTCCAAGTTCACAGTTTTAATCCAAAAGTCCACAAAGTAGCGGTGAACCTTTTCATCTATAGGAGAGATGTAAGGAACTACAACCTCCTCAGAAGCCCAAGCCGTAACCGATTCCGTTAAATCACAGTATTGCATAAATCTGCGTTCCCAAAGTGAGCGGTATACGCAGTTGGTGGGATCGCCTTTATACTTGCTTGGGTTTTGGGGTTTGTAGAACCCTTTATATGTTCTGTAGGTTCCTATGGTAACACTCTTCCTTTTTTATATTTATGTAAAATTTATCTAAATACAGGGTAGCAATTCAAAAGGAGAGTCTATAAATGCCAGGAGGATTCCAAAAAACTGTTGCCTACGATGATGTGTTAAGTGGGCCAGATAGAACTGTATTACCTCTTGATAAGGGACAACCTGGAGCAAATACTGTTCCGGTTACTACACCAACACAACAGACTATATCGCAAGCACAACAAGGATACATGGAAGATGGCATATTCACCATGCAACCAGGTTCTCTACAGGCGGGAGAACCCCCATCTGTTGATCCTTTGTCGTCGGATAATGCTCCTTATTTAAACAGATTACAATCCAAATACGGGTTTGGTGGAGGCAATCAAACTGGACTACAAGAAACTAAGCCGTCTGCAACAAATCTTGTTAATGATTTGCTGTATGAATTGACAAAGCAAGTTTATGTTTATCCAGAAGATTTGGGATCCAATCCCGAATTGTTAAACTGGGTTCAGATTGAAATGTATGAATACGGTGGTTACGGTATTGAATCTCAACAAAGAGATGCTAACGATAATCAGGTGTTCGGAATAAATCTCGGGACTCTTCCTGAGCAACTAGGAACATCAGCAGAAAAAGTTAGAAATGCTGTAAACACTCCCGCTGGTATTGCGGCAACAAACATTGTTGGTGCTTTAACTATAGGAAGTGCCGCAACTCAGGTTGTTACTAGCGGAATGGCAGCAAAACTTGGTCAGAGCGTTTGGAACAATTTTAGTTACGAACCTCAATATGGAACACAACAATTTGGCTTCAGCCAAGAAACCACAGGATTTACCACCGCAAATAAAAAGGTAAATAAAACAGTTTGTCTATACATGCCGTCAAGCCTCAAAGCATCGTATGGTGCAGAATACGCGGAAGAAGATTACACACCTCTAGTTACCGCTATCGGAACAGTTAAAGTAGCCGCATCAACACTATCAAATTTAATTAAAGGTGCTCCCCAAAACGAATCTTTAGCCTCTTTACTTAGAGGCGTTAGTGATGTTGCCGCTAGACACGCACTAACACAAGCAAACGATAAACTTAGTTCAATTGCTTCTCCAATATCTGGTGGTGGTAATTTGAATTTGGATAAAGCGTTCAGTGCAACGACCAGAACACAAATCAATCCGTTCATAATCAATCAATTTAAGAATGCAAAAAGAAGATCGTTTGATTTTGCTTTTAGATTTTTGCCAAGAAGCAAACAAGAAGTTTTAGCCGTTTATAACATTATAACCACCCTGAAAAAACACTCTCTGCCGAAGCGAGCAGAGGGTAAAGGTGGAAGAATCTTGGAGTATCCCGCAGAATTCAAGATAAAGTTTTTTCACAATGGAGTTGAAAATTTATTCCTTCCAAAAATTGCTCGTTGTGCATTAAAAGATGTTTCGGTTAGTTACGGGGATGAACCGTTTACAACCTTTGCTCCAATGATGGGAGAAAACGGTCAATCATTCGGCGCAGCACCAACAAAAATTGATATGTCTCTAACATTTGAAGAACTAGAAATCCTGACTCAGGAAAGAGTAGATCAAGGATACTAATCTATGAGTTATTTCTCAAACTTTCCCGTAACTTCTGTTGTTTTAGATAAAGACAACCTAAAAGTTGTTCAAGCAAGAAACATCTTGCTTAGAGCAAAATTTTCTGATTATATCAAAAACAGAGACAGTCTTTTTGATGAATATCTGATAAAAGATGGCGAACGACCAGACACTTTAGCCTATCGTTTATACGGTAGAGCAGACTACCATTGGGTGATTTTGCTTTTTAACGAAATTATAGATCCATATTACAGTTGGCCTCTTGCCCAATCGGAATTGGATTCCTATATCGAAAAGAAGTATCCAGGTAGAGCAATTTATGTGGATGATGTATTCCTGTATAACGAAGGATCAAAAATAGACACACCTATTGCAAGCACAGAACCCGTGGTTGGTTCTAATCCTGTAAACGGAACAATAGGAGTAACTTCTGTTAAAATTTTGTCTTACGATCCCCTATTAGGGAAATTGGTGGTAACGGGTGCTGAACCAATACCAACACCAATTCCATCGGAACCAAATCGAACGATTTACATAACAAATAGTGATGGTGTGAATATTAAAGGAAGAATACGATATATTGAAGAAAACAAAACCGCACTACACCATTTCCAAGACAGATATGGAAATTGGTTAGATCCTCGGGGATATATCAGCACTCAAACTGCTGGCGCAAGTTCTACCGAGAGAATAAAGATTTACACACAACCGCCAAATATTAAACCAACTTTAGGCTTGATGGGTGATGTCACCAACAGCGAATACGAATTGGTAAAAAATGAAGCAAAACGAAAAATAAATTTACTCAAGCCAGAATATGTAACCCAAGCAATACAACAATTCTCTGAACTTTTAAGACCTAAAAAAGTTAGGTAACACAACATGGCAGTTGTAGAATCTTTAGACAAACTTAATTTACCAGGCGACATTGTAATAGAAGAAATTACTATTGCTACGCCAGCGGGTGGTGCTGCCAACCTTAAAGAATTAATGATGTCCATCGAAATATTTGAAGACATGTATTCAAACAGTCTTTCCGGTTCTTTGGTTATTAGCGACAGCCTTGCTCTTTCAAACCATCTTCCTATCACAGGCAACGAACGATTGAAAATAGTGTTTTATACGCCTGGTCAAAAAGATCAACCCCACAAAAAGATTGAATTGAACATGGTGGCGTATAAGATACACAAGGCAAATGTTACTGATAAAGCGATGGTTACTGTTATTGATTTTGTTTCTGAAGAATTTTTCATAAACAGCATGGTGAGATTTTCGGTGTCTTACAAAAATATGTCTTATTCGGAAATGGCTCAAAAAATATTTCAAGAACAAATAGTAGATGTTATTTCAAAAAGTCAATCGGCAAGACAGCCCACACCTTCAGAAGGAAGAAGTCTTGTTGTCGTTCCCACAACGGGAGCAGATAAAGCGATTGTATTTCCTTTCTGGTCTCCATTCTATGCGATAAACTGGTTGGCTAATAAATCACACACTTTAATTGCTCCGCCAGGATCAGGATTTGGTGGAATAACCGACAAGAAAACGGCAGACTATTTGTTTTTTCAACAATTAAACGGCAATTATATGTTTGCTCCTGTTTCGTATTTCAAGGCACAAGCACCGGTTGCAAGATACCGACATGCGTTTGCCAACAAACAAAGAGATGCAGAAGAATTTGATAATATCAATGAAATTACTATAGTTTCTCTAAACAATAAACTGCAAGATGTTTCAACAGGAGTTTATAGTTCAGTATTGAATACTTTTGACATAAACAAGAAAAAAATAGGTGGGGACTTTTATCGTTATAAAGAGAAGTTTGTGGAAACACAACACACAGATCAATATCCTTTGGTTCCACACTCTTTGGATAGGTTTAGTGACGCTATTTTGTCATACATTAAAGTGTTGCCAAAAAACTCTTATAAGTATGATGGAATTGAAGATAATGAAGAGCATGAAAAATATGCTCTGCTTCGCCAAAGCCAAATGAACCAATTGAACTGCATTACCCTTCAGATAAAGGTTAAAGGAGATTCCAGAAGACGAGTTGGAGATGTGATTTACTTGGACATTCCTTCTCCCGAATCGTTAAATGGAAAAGGAAAAGGAGTAAACAATGATGGTAGCGATAAGTATCTTGCAGGCAACTACCTTGTAACAAAAATAAATCATTCAATAGGACATCAAGATTACGAACTTGTTATGACAGTAAGCAAAGACAGTTATCGTGCTCCAGTTCCTGACTATAAAGATACTGCTGATACTGGCATTTACAATCCAACCATAAGAGAATCTAGAGTTTAATATGCTAGACACCATAACAGTTCACGATCAAATGGGCAAGAACGGCTTCGTGTGGTTTCACGGAGTTGTAGAAGACATTAACGATCCATTAAAAATGGGTCGTGTTCGTGTTCGTTGTTTTGAATTTCACAATGCGGACAAAGAATTGTTGCCCACTCAAGATTTGCCTTGGGCAACTCCCCTGCTTCCCGTAACTAGTGCTTCTGTAAGTGGAAAAGGAATTTCTCCAACAGGACTTTTACAAGGCTCGTGGGTTATTGGGTTTTTCCGAGACGGTGTTAACTGCCAAGATCCTGTAGTTTTGGGATCCTTTGTTGGTAAGCCAGATCCTATAGAAGGAACTACTGGTCAATACTCAGATCCCTCTTTAGGATTCAATGATCCTGAAGGCAAATGGCCCAGCAAAGAGTATGGTGGCGAAGCCGATACAAATCGTTTAACCCGAAACGAAAAGATTGAAAAAACAATAGTTCAAAAAAAACGAGAGGAAGCAAAAGTTGGAGTTCAAACCGCTCTGCACCCTTGGTTAACATGGGATGAAAAAGTAACAGATTACGATCCCAAATATCCTAAAAACCATGTGATGGAAACCGAGTCTGGTCATGTTATTGAACTTGACGATACTCCCGATAAAGAAAGAATAAGCGTTTATCATAAAGCCGGAACTTGGATTGAACTTCATCCTGATGGATCAAGGGTTGAGCGAATCCGAGGAGACGATTATGAAGTAGCAATGTCCGACAAGAAACTTCTTGTTCAAGGCAACTGCTTTATGAATATTGACGGGCCTATAACAACACTAAAAACAGGCAAAGATTTTTACATTGAAATAAATGGCGATTTGAGAATGCTTGCTCGTGGTAATGTTGTGATGGAAACCGGTAAGAATTTTGAGCACAGAGTTCACGGAACTTATACGGTTGCCAGCGATGGTAACATGAGTTTTGTTGCTCCAAGAATTGATTTTAACCCTGAAGGAGTTGCTGTAAATCTAGCATCATCTCCAGGACTAGCAACAGGAAAAAATCCTGCACCCTTATTGCAAGATGCAACCGTATTTCCTGGCAGAGCATTGCCTTTGGATCAAATTCTTCAAGGACAAAAAGACAAATACCTGTCAACCGATTATTTCAAGAAACTTCACCTTAGACCTAAAGATATGCCTGTTGGATTGGATGCTTTCAAATCTTATTATGAAAGTGCATCTCCTAACGCTGCCACGATTCCGTGGGATCAAACAGGCAAAGCGGCTTTAACACAAAATGTTCCTGTTAAAGGAGATCAATGGTGGAAAGATGTTCCTGCAAGTGAGGCTAAAGCCGCCATACCGTCTACTCTGCCTGATGGAACAGTTATTAAAACCGAAAAAATGCCGCAGGAAATGATTCCAAGCGAACAAGAGATTGCAGACAACAACAAATCTTTAATGTCAGAGAGCGCACAAGAAGCGGTAAGGCAAAACAACATTGCTCAACTTGATGATGCACAAATTCAACAAACACAAACAAATCTATCACAACAAAACCAACAACTATCACAAACTGTAGCACAAACACAACCCACACAAGCCGTGGTCTCTGGAACAGATTTGGGTGTATCTCCTGGAGCAGTTCAAGGTGGTGCAGGCGAAGGATTGGGATTCCCACTGCTACAGGATGAAGTTGGCGGATTCTTAGGAGGAGTTGGCGAGGCAGTAGGCGGCGCAATTGAAGGAGTTCAAGCGGTTCTTCCAGAAGGATTGGATTTGGGTGGACTCGGAGGAGTTGCTAGCGGAGCACTTCTTGGTGGGGCTTTGGGCCCTGTAGGAACTGTTGTTGGTGGGGCATTTGCAGGAGCGTTGGCGTTTGTTAATCCGGCTTTGGCATCTCAAGCAGTTAATATAGCAGCAAATGTCTCGACGGCTACGGTTCCATCACCGGCATCTTATCTTAATGTTACACCTGAGGGTATAACGAATCTTAGTGCAACCCCGCTTCCACCTGTATCTGCGGGCATTGCGGGACAAACAATAACAGACACAAATCTTGTGGATATAGGGGCTCCTGGTTTACCAACAGAATCTTTGTATGCTGTTCCTGGCGGAACTGCTACAGTAATATCAGGATATCCTGGTAGAGCAGCAGAAAATAGTGCCGCAGGAAAAGGAATTCCTGCAATTCCAATAATCACATTTGAAACCCAATTCCCATCAATGAAACCCACACCAATAACAGAAGTTGATGGTGGAGAGTTCTAATGCCAAGATTTAGATCTGTTGGTGCTTACACTCAAAGCCCATACAATTTAATATACTCGATTCCTGCGGAATGTCATATTAGTGATGGCTCTGAGTCTTACAGTAATACAGGTTCTGTGGAATGGACAGGTTGGCTTGGAAAATACAACCATAAAGGAATGCGACCTCCCGAATTTTACTATCCAAATGGCCCATATTCCATAGATGGCGTTAAGATACAAGAGGGCACGGGATGTCGTGCTGTTGGAGTTACCGGATTTACCACCTACGGGGCTTCGGGTGGTGCAGGGGGCGAACTTGTCACAAGCACTTCTCAATCTTATTCTGGAGCAGGATGTTTGATTTTATTTGGTGGTGCAAACGGAGTAAGCAGTTTTCCGTTTGCAAATGTTAATTCAAATCTTGGTTCGTTTCGAGAATTGCAGACCATATCAAAAGAAAGTAAAAGAGTTGCATTCTACGCCTATCCTTCACCTGGCCCCGCAACCACATCCACAGTTGGTGTTTATGCGTCTAGGTATGAGATGAGATATACCTGCAACGAATGCTGTGACATCAAATACATGGTAGTTGGAGGAGAATTTCCTCCAGATTTAGTGCTTGATATGGAAACTGGCGTTGCTTCTGGTTTTATTTCTGAGATGGATTTGCCTGATAATCCGGGTGATCCAAACAGTAAAGACTACTTTATAGAGAGGTGGAGACTACCGCCTGACTTTAGAATTACAGAAAAAAACTACGCAACCTTTGGATCTTCATCTTCATTTTCAAACGGAATACCTGCAACTAATACGGTTAGGTTCACAATAAGAGCATTTAACGCCCGTGATCCTAGAGTTTTCAATGACCGAGAATTCACTATGACTATAACAAACAACTGGTCTTCGGATCGTGATCGTTTGATCCTAAATATTGATAATCAATTCTTTTTAGACGGGAAACCCGTTACAAACCGAGAATACCTTTTGGGTATGAAAAGGAGAGGATATTTCGACTAATGCCTGGAGTAAGCACACGAGGGGATATTTGTAGCGGGCACGATTGCCACCCACCACGCCAAGTTATCGCTTGGTCGAACAATGTATTTGTAAACAGCAAAGGTTGGCATCGTCAATACGATGGATTAGGGCCCCATGCCCACGGATGCGATGACGATCATCCCATTCATATTTCCATCAGTGTAAAAGGATCTTCTCAAGTTTTTGTGAATAGTCGTCAGGGAATGCGTATAGGCGACCCTGTGGGTTGTGGTTCCGCAATGGCAAGAGGAAGCAGTAATGTTTACTGTGGAGGAGGGTAAAGTAGTGATTCTTTCAGCGGTAAATTTAGAATTTTGGACAAATGTGGGTGTGGGCATTGCTGCCGTTATGGGTGGCATAATGATGGGTGTAACCTACATTAAAAATAAGTATGCCAAAATGAAAACAGAAGAAGAAATTCTTGATGTGATATCTCCTAGCGAAATTAAACACAACAACATTTACGATATGTTGGTGTCTTTAAGAATTCAAATGAGCGCAGACCGAGCACAAATCGCACAGTTTCATAACGGAGGAAAATTCTTGGAGGGTTCTCCGATGAAGCGGTTTAGTGTCACCCACGAAACTTGCAATCCTGGTGTATCAATGGAGTATCCGTTTCTTCAAGCAGTTTTAACCACCTTGTTTAGTGATATGATCCAAATGCTAAAGCAAAATGATTCAAAGATAAGATTCACCAGATCTCTGCCTGTTGAAAGTGCTTTAAAAACTTATAATGATTCAAAAAACATTCAGGCGTTCTCTGTTCTGCCAATACGAAAAGGTGAACTGTATGTTGGATTTATACGATTAGAATGGAATGACATAATGATGTTGCCTGATGATCCAGATGATGCTAAACGACTAATGGAACAATATCGTTCTTTTATAGAACTAGAAATGTTAAGGAAAAACAATGGCAAGTAAAAACTATTTCATTGATTTAGACCTGAACTTTCAGCCAAATTATATTGATAGAGATGTAACCATCAAAATCAATGAGGATGCTGTTAAAAGAAGTCTTAGAAATTTGATTTTGCTTCGTAGATTTGAAAAGCCATTTCATCCCGAAGTGTCTTCAGGCATTCAAGATTTACTGTTTGAAAATCCTAGCCCCGTTGTTTATAGTGTATTGCAAGGGCAAATTGAAGAACTAATACGAAAATATGAACCCCGAGTAAATAATCTAGCCGTTGGTTTTTATGCGGAGCCTGACAAAAACTCAGTCACCTTAAACATCAAGTTTACAATCGCAAATAGACCCCAAGTTTTGGAAACCAATATACTGTTAGAGAGGACACGATGAGCAACACCAACCTAAGAATTGACGGCCTAGACTTTGATGCAATAAAGTCAAACCTGAAGACCTATCTTCGTTCTCAAGATCAGTTTAAAGATTTTGATTTTGAAGGATCGGGTATGAACATCATACTAGATCTTCTTGCTTACAACACACACTACCAGTCGTTTTATGCAAACATGGTTGCGAATGAAGCCTTTTTGGATTCGTCCGCTCTTCGTTCAAGCACAGTTTCTATTGCCAAGCAACTAGGGTATACACCAAGATCGGTTAAAGCCTCCAAGATATTTTTGGATGTTAAATTTGGAACACAAACTATAACAAACACCAATGGAGAAACGGTCGAGGATCGTGTAAGAAAAGGTAATGCCTTTGTTAACCGAGGTGATATTTTCCGAGCAACCCTGCCAGGAAATCGTTTCTTTAACTTTGTTGTTTTGGATGATTACAAAGTGGATATGATTGGTGGAATTGCTACAGTTAAGAATGTTAAGGCTTATGAGGGAACTCTCAGAACATACACCTTTGTTGTAAATTCTTTTGACCCAACCCAACGATTCATTCTTCCAAGTAATAATATTGATGTGGATACTCTAAGAGTCCGAATCCAAAAGTCAGTAACAGATACAACAGGACTGATAT